AAAAATCACGAGATCCTTCTTCAAACATTTGTGGCATTTCTCCTCTGCCTCCATAAGGCAATGGCATAATATCTACTTGATTAGCGTTGTAACCAGGAAAGGGAAATAAACCTCTGTCAATCAATCTTGGTCCTGCAACATCTGCCATTGTAGGTCTACGATTAGGATCGTCTCTTGGTCCAATAAAATTAGTGCCTGGATATTGACTCATAATGCCTGCTTCTCTATTAGAATCATCAAATGGCATTGGTCTTTCTGGTGACATGACTATGTTACCATCTTTGTCATATTCATAAAAAGCACCAACGTCATCATCCATACGAGGTATATCTACATCTCTTTCGCCAAATGTTTCAGCGTCTATAAAAAAATCTGCTTGAGGATTTGGTTGTGGAAAAGTTTGTGTTGCATAGTTTTGCATTTCTTCTTCGTCTGTATCTGCGGCACCAGCGATACCCTTCTTATTTAACATATCTTTTCCAAAGTCAGATACGTTAGATAAAAAATTAGCACCTGCCCTTGCAGCTAAACCAAATAACCCGCCCCCACCTATGTAATCTTGTACTGCACTTTGAATGGGATACATAGTTCTATAGGCATCAGGTGCAGATGTTCTAAGTGATTCGCTTTGATTTGCAAATCCTCTTTGTGTTTCCAAAGGAGACATTCCAAATCTTTCACCTATTTTATATTTGTCTTCACGATTGTATTGTCTTCTTGCATCTTTCAGTTCTTGAATACGTGGATCGTTCTTTGTAAAATCAGATGCTTGATTTTGCAAATTCATCATACGATTGTAATTCTGCATCTCCGGCCCCTGATTAAACGGGGTCGGAGTGCTTAATTCTTGCAATCTTCTTGATCTTGCATCAATTTCTGCCATTAGATAGCTCCAATTATTAGAATAACTATTAGTGCAACAACGCCAGCTTTAATCCAATCTTTTGCTTTCCAGTTGTTCCATTCTTTGAGCCATGCCCAAATATCTTCTAGTAACTTCATATTACCTCCTCTTCTTTGCTTTTTTAGTCTTCTTACCTACAATACTTTTCAAACTCTTTGCTTGACCAGCATGTAGCTTAGAAGCTTTTTTAAGTCCCTTAATGACTTTCTTTATTTTACGCGTGGACGTAGAACCACCTTTGTTCATAGACATTTGCTGTCCTGTCTCACGTGCAAACTTTTGTGCCTGCTGTGCACCAGCAGACGTGTATGGAAATTTTTTTCCTCCTACTCTTGGCATCTATATCTCCTAATGTATTGTTGGATTAGCATGATCTTTATAGATCTGCATAATCGCTGATTGATAGTCAAAACTATCAGCAACGGCTGCAAACATTTCTTTTGTTTGCTCGGCACCCAAAGCTTTCTCATACATGTTTCTAGTAA